AGTTCAACGATTCAATCAATGCAATAGCGATTGCAGTTTCAGGGCCTTTCAATGAAGCGGTCACGGCACTGCTGCCGCTGATCACAAGCGTTGCACAGGCGATTGCCGGATTGGCTGAGGGATTTGCTGCATTGCCTGAGCCGTTGCAGCAACTCATCGCTGGGGTAGCGGCACTTGCTGCAGCGTTTGTCATCTTGGCGCCAGCTATTCAAGCGATCGCCACTGTATGGGGCGCCTTGACTGCAGTCTTTGCTGGTGGCGCGATCTTTGCCACCATCTCTGGATATCTTGGCGCAATGGTGCCCGCTCTGGCTGCTGTTGGTGCTGCGTTTAAGGGATTGCTTGCGATTGTTGCTGGTGTGCTTTCTGGCCCAGTCGGCTGGATTGCCCTCTTGGTCGCCGCTGGCGTTGCGATCTATGCCTTCCGTGATCAGATCGCAGAAGTCCTTAAGGCCATCGCTTCAGGATGGCAGATGGCCGGCAAGGCTTTTTATAGCCTTTATGTTGAGCCGTTAATTAAGTTCGGCAAGGTGCTTGTCACGAGCTTGACAGGCAGCTTCGCTCAGCTAGGCAAAGCACTGCAGGCACCGTTCACGGGAGCCGTCAACGCAATTAAGACGATCTTCCGCGGGTTGCTGCAGTTCATTGCCAATGGCATCAACAACAGCACGCGCACTATCAACAACCTGATTGCCGGCTACAACCGGCTGCCTACTCCAGACATCCCGTTGGTTCCGCAGGTAAGCGTGCCAGCTTTTGCCGCTGGTGGCGTAGTCAGCGGGCCAACCCTTGCGATGGTGGGTGAAGGCGGCGAACGCGAATACATCGTGCCTGAATCCAAGATGGCCAAGGCCGCGGCCAACTACCTTGGCGGGATGCGCGGTCGCTCGGTGATTCCTGCGTTTGCAGAAGGTGGCGTTGTTGGCCCCATGGGTGGCGGCGGCGCAGCGAACACCACAGTGCAGATCACAACCGGACCGGTGCTGCAGCAAGATGGCCAGCGCTATGTCACCATTGGCGACCTCGAGCGTGCCCTATCTGACTTCGGCACGCAGATCTTCAAGAACAGCCGATCCTATGGCGGCCGTCGCTATCAGGGTGCCTACTGATGAGCAACAGAGCTCAAAGCCAATACCTGCGCATCTTTGATGCGACCACCACCTACGCCAGGTGGCAGACCTACTACGTGAATCAGACCGTCACGCTTAGCAGTGCCAGCTGGTCACACATGCCATTCAACGCTAATGGCATCGTGGAATCTGGCGCCAGTGGCGGCAAATCCGTCACCATCACAGTGCCAGCCACCAACAGCGTGGTGGAAGCATTCAACCTTGCACTCAGCTACGGTCGATTCTGCGAGCTCAAGATTTACGAGTTCGATAGCCGCCTCGATCAGACCGCACCACAAGCAAGCCAGCAGTTGATCGCCAGCTACACCGCTGAAGTGGTCGGCATTTCCGGCACGTTCACCAGGCTTGAAATCGAGCTCGGCAGTAGCCTGTCACCAGTTGGCGCGCAAGTGCCGCCGCGTAAGTTCACCAGCTACCTGATCGGTGTGCCGCTTCGGATATGACGCTGAACATCTCTGACCCACTGGCACTGCTGGCTTATCAGAGCGGGTTGTCTGATCCGGTTCTGAATGAAGCTGCAGCAGAGGCAGCAGATGATCTCACGGCGCAACAGGTGGCGTACAAGATCGGCGATCCGGTGCCGATCGTGTTCTGCCGTCGCGTCAGCAATGTTGGCGGCATCTTGGTAAGCCCTGGTGCAACTGAGGCGAGATACCAAAACGATGGCACGACCAATGCGCTAACGGTCAGCTTGCACCTTGTGCTGAGCGAAGGCCAGCTGCCAACGATTCCGGTCAAAGATGTCTTTGCCGGGCCATGCCGCCAAGGCACATGGAATCAAACCTATAACCGCCGAGCAGGCACGTGGTTCCCTGGCAACTTCGTCACTACAGTCGTAGACACAACGCCGTGGTCATGCCCCTACTACTGCGGCACGTCAGGGCGTTACGCCAACATGACGACGCTCAGCTATGTGAACACATTCCCGGATGGCAGCGATCGATGGGAGCAACAAGTGCATGTGTTCGTGCGCGAGGGGATGCAGGTTACTCGCATTATTGACAGCACGCTTGGCCCCAGCAATAACGTGATCGATCTGGCTCTGTACCTGATGAATCAGTCAGGCCGGATCCCATCCACGCTGATTGATAGCACCAAGATGCTGGCCGCGGCCAACTTCTGCCAGACCAATGGGTTGCTCTATAACGGAGTGTTCAAGGAAAGCAGCAACCTAGATGAATGGCTTGAACAGATCGGGAATGATTTCCTGCTGCGCCTGATCGAATCAAACGGCAAGTTCGGATTCAAACCACGGCTGCCTGTGAACGGTGATCACACGATCAAGACCACAGCGATCGGATGGGACTTCACGTTCACAGAGGATCATCTACTGCCGGATGGTTTTGAGATTGAATATATCTCCTTGGCTGACCGCCAGCCGGTCTGCCTGCAGATGATGTGGCGCCAGCAGCCAGACTCTGATATTGGCTTTCCGCGCACCACTGAAGTGCGCTACGCAGGCGAGGCAACGGCTGGCCCATTCGATCAATATGACATGAGCCAGTTCTGCGCAAGCGAAACTCATGCCGTCAAGGTTGGCGCATTCCGTTTGGCGCGGCGCAAGTACATCACGCATACGTTGCGCTTGAACGTAAGGCCAAGCAGCTACAACAGCACACTCGAGTTGGGCGATATCGTTCGCGTTCGCTTGCGCCGTGAAACTGCCACCACAGCGTTGAGCTACCACGACTTTTTGTATGAAGTGGAGCGGATTGAGAAGACGGCTAGCGGTGCCTGCGTTTTTGATCTGACGCATTTCCCCATTGATAATCAAGGCCGCAGCTTGGTGGCGCTTGAAGTTGCGGCGGCCACAGCCCCTGGATTCACAATCTCAGCGGGGCGCAGCGACTACAGCTGCGATGAAAACTCATCATCAGACAACACCGGCCTAGGCGGTGGCGGGATTGATTATCCGGCTAGCGGCGGTAACTTTGATCCACCGACTGAGGCTGAAACCACAGTGAACATCGCGGCACCGACTGACGATGAATGGGCAACAGGCGGCTATCCGCCAATGGGTCCAGATGTATCGCAGCCGGCAGGTGAGCCAACAGGTGGCCAGACGCCAATAGGTGGATGGGACAACCCGGCCGATCCACTTGAGCAAGACACCAATGAGACGGGCGTTGGCTTGATCACTGGCGGCACCGGGATAAACGAGACGCCTTTAGTTGGTGACACATTAAGGGTCCCGTATGGTGAGGGTTATTTTGACTGCATAGGAGAAGTCTGTTGGTATAAGGAAGACAAAGATACAGGCGAGCAATTCGAGATGGTTTGTCAAGAGGAACCGATCAACAACGATTATTACGTTGACATCACGACGGATGAAATTGGATACTACATTCGCGCCGTCGGTCGCTGCAAGGATCCGGCAACATCCGATGGGTATGGCGCGCCTAGAATTCTCGGCACTACTGAGGCAGTCACAGCACCAATCAACCCGGATGACTACGCGGCTTGGCGGATGACAGTCAACTTCGGATCTGGCGTGTCAAGGTTTGGCGGATCAACAACGCCGCTCAGTCTTGGATCATCCAACCTTTCAGCCTTCAAACCGATCACTTTCTATGGAAGCCCAGGCGCCACGCCTTATGCCCCTGCAGGATTCAGTTTGTGGCTGACCAATGCGTCTGTAACTGCCGCAAGCATCAGCGCTGGCGCTGATTACAATGTGTACACCATAGGATACAGAGACGTCGCTGCCGGAACCAACTTCAGCCTTGAGCCTCTCTATGTCAGGGACAACACAACTGCATCCATTAGCGGCAGTATCAAGCTGTACCCAACAGTCACTGACTACAACAACGACACGAACTTTGTTGAGTGGAGCGGTGAGGAGATCTAGCCATGGCCACCTTTCCCGCACTGCAACCATCAACCCGCACATACACACCAGGCACGAGCGCCAGCACTGAGTTTGCGGTGCTTGATGGCTACGAAACCAGCGTGCGCCATAGCAACGCATCAGTGGGTCACATCCTGCGCATGACATTCACGCGCGTATCATCAGCCGACAGATTCAGTCTTGTCAGCCACTACGCATTGCATGGCACGTTCGAGCCATTCGACCTGAGCGCTACAACATTGATCGCCACAAACCTGACATTTCCTGCGAACTACCTATGGCGCTACCTGTCGGCGCCAGTGATCGATCAGTCTTGTGACATCATCGACGCTACGGTAGAGCTGCAGCTGCTGCCGCCATACCTGATATGACCGCTTACCCTGAGCTGCTGCCGTCCAATTTTCAATACGACCTTGGCGGCCTCAACGTCAGCACTGAAGACACACTGATCGGTGCGCCGGTGCTGTTTAGGCACAGCCTCAGGCAAAGCAACTACAGGCTCACGCTCACCTACACCAACCTGGTGGAATCACAAGTGACGTTGATCCGCGATCACTACGTTGATTCAGCTGGCAGCCATCGCACGTTCACGCTGCCTGCCGCATTCTGGGGATCGGCCAACGTGGTGCCAACAGATTCCTTATATCGGTATGCCGCCAAACCTGAAGAGATCCAGCGTGGCGTCTACACAGATCTGACCGTAGAGCTGGTTGCCCTGATCGGCAACTTCCTGCTGTATGACCTGATCGGCGAACCTGCTGCCCTTGGCGCTGAGGCATCGTTCACGTCTTACGCCATGACTGGCACTGCGCCATTCATCCTTGAAGCTGACGATGCTGTTCCAGCGGTCGCAGCCACTCTTATCATTCAAGCTGGTGGTGCTGAATCATGACTGCTACAACTATCCGCGTACAGATGGCGCAGCGGAAAGATACCGCTGCTAACTGGACAGCAGCCAACCCGATCCTGCTATCAGGTGAGATCGGCTACGAGACAGACAATAAGAAGTTCAAGATTGGAAACGGCAGCACCAACTGGAACAGCCTCGCCTATCTGCCCATACCAGATGGCAGCGGCAACTTAACGATCACTGGCAACCTTGAGATCGGCAACACTGGCAGCCTGACATTTGAAGGCAGCACCGCTGATGGATTTGAAACCACGCTGGCGGTCACCAACCCAACAGCAGATCGCACCATCACGCTGCCCAACCAATCTGGCTCGGTGCTGGTGAGCGGCAATGCCAGCATCGTTGACGCGGACATCTCGGCTACGGCTGAGATTGCAGTCAGCAAACTGGCGGATGGCACTGCGCGTCAACTGCTGCAGACTGATGCTGCGGGCACTGGTGTTGAATGGGCAAGCAACATTGATGTGCCAGGGACGCTTGACGTGACCGGGGCGGCGACTTTTGATGCTGCCGTAAGCGTGGCGTTGGGTAGTGCCGCATCGCCATCGCTGACGTTCACCGGCGACACCAACACTGGCATTTACTCACCCGGCGCAGACCAAGTAGCCATCAGCACTGGTGGGTCTGGCAGGTTGTTCGTTAACAGTGATGGGAAGATTGGCGTAGGCAATACCGTCGCAAGCTCGATGGTTGGCAATGGCATAACCATTGGCACTGGAACCTCTGGTCAAGCCAGTGTTTACACCGCTTATAGCAATAGCGATACCTATGGCGCTCTTTACTTCGCAGACGCAACCGCCGGAGCGGGACGTTACGCAGGCGGAATTGAGTATCAACATTCCAGTGATGCTTTAATTCTGAGCACTAGCAGCACAGAACGCCTGCGCATCACGTCCGGAGGGCTTGTAGGCGTGGGGACTTCTAGCGTTACTCATGCTCTAACCGTCACAACAGCGGGCACAGACGCGGTAAAGATCAATACAGCCGATTATGGTTATCTAGATCTAAGCAACGGGACATCCACTGTTCGGCTTCAGAAT